TGAACTCGAAGAGATGGTGCCTGGCGACTGGCGCGCGGCTGCCGAGTTCCTGAAGATGCGCAAGCCAGACTCGTGGGGGATGCGCAAGCAGGCCACCGAACTCACAGGCGCGGGGGGAGGGGCGGTGGAGTTGGAGGTAAGTGTGTCATACTTCGACCGCCTGCGCGCAGTATGTGACGAGGAAGCAGAGGACGAGGCGGAGACGGAGGCGGAGGCCAGTGGTGGCGCTGGAGTTGACTGACGACGACCGCCGCGTCTTCGGGCGCATTCAGCGCGAACCCGACTGGTGGTGCGAGCAGACACTCGGGGATACGCTCTGGTCGAAGCAGCGCGAAATCCTGCGCTCGCTGGCGGTGAACGAGAAGACTGCGGTGGCCTCCTGTCATTCAGTTGGGAAGACGTTCCTGGCGGCGCGCGCGGTGCTCTGGTTCCTGCACGCGTACTGCCCGGCGATTGTCGCGACCACTGCGCCGACCGCGCATCAGGTCGTCAACCTCCTCTGGCGCGAGGTGCGGGTAGCGCACGGGCGATTGCCTGCGGACCTCGCGGCAGCGAGTGAGTGCCTGACAACGCGCCTGCAATTCATCGACGCGGACAAGAAAGCGCAACCAGACCATGTAGCGTGGGGGCGCTCGACGAAGGACGCGAACCAGTTTCAGGGCCTCCACGGGATGCACCTCATGGCAATCGTGGACGAGGCGGCGGGCGTGCGCGATGACATTTACGAGGCGCTTGACACGTGGGGCGCGGGCGGCGTCTACCGCGAGCTTCTGATCGGCAATGCGACTTCGCACGAGGGCAAATTCCGCAGAGCATTCGATAACCCTGAACTCGGATACAACTGCATTCGTATCCCGGTGGGGGAGACGCCGAACTGGACTGGCGAGGAAGTGCCGAAGCGAGTGCGCCGCCTGCTGGTTCAGCCGGATCGCGTCGAAGCGTGGAGGGCGGACTGGGGCGAAAACAGTCCTGCATTCCAGGCGCGAGCCTACGCGCAGTTCCCGAGTGTTGACGCGGGCGAAGTCATCATCCCGCTCGCATGGCTCGACGTGGCGGAGGCGCGCGCGGAGGACTGGAAGGCGGGGCCTGACGACACGCTGCAGGTTGGCGTAGACGTGGCGCGCTACGGCGATGATCGCACGTCTGTCGCGAGCCGCGTGGGCATGGCGCTCGTGAGGCTGGAGTCGGCGGAGGGAGATACGTCCGCGCCTGCGGTCGCGAGCATGGCTGCATCACAGGCCATCGACCTGCGGACACGGTATCATCGCCCGGTGCTCGTTGTGGTAGACGAGACGGGCGTCGGCGGCGGCGCACTCGACATCTGCCAGACGCGTGGGGACCGGGACATCACCTACGTGGGCTTCCAGTTCGGCGGGCGCGCGATAGACGCCGAACGCAGGGCGAACGCAGGCGCGGAGGCATATTGGAATCTGCGTGACTACGCGCAGCCGGACAACCAGTTCGCGGACCTGGTAGTGGCCTGCCCCGGCTCAGACGAGGTGTGCGTGCGGCGGTTCGGCGCGCAGGTCTCGGCGCGGCGGTACGGCTACGACGCGAAGGGCCGCGTGCAGATCGAGCGGAAGCCCGCGATGAAAGAGCGCGGCCTGCCGTCGCCAGACGAATCAGACGCGGTAGTGCTGGCGTTCGCGTCGGTGGCGATGGAGCGCGAGGAACACGTCACTGCCGAGGACCTTTACCCGGAGTATCAAGAGTTTCAGTTGGGAGCGGCGCGGCTATGATGCACCCCACGGTAAGGCGCTCGGAGGCGCGACAGGGTCGGCGCGGCGTTGCAATAGTGGCTTACCGCGTTGGCCTGGAGGAAGGGCTCTCCGAGGCGGAGGCGCGCTGTGAGGCAACGACAGTAACGGCACCGGCGAGCGTCGTGCGTGACGAGGCAGGTGAGGACGCCGATGGGCATCATAGCTGACGTGCGGGAATCGTGGGATGCGCGGCGCGGCCTTGCGCGCGCCCAGCGTCGTGCGACATCGCAGATCGTGGACGTGGCGGAGGCGCTCGCTTCGCGTGCGGCGGCGGACCTCGCGGACGAGGACACCGGCTGGCAGAAACTTGGCGATGTTGGCGGCGAGTACTCGAACACAGAATTGCGGGACATGCGCAATCGGTGTCGCCAACTGTATGAGATCGACCCGACCGTCTCACAGGCGGTCTTCATCACGCAGGCGGGGGCGATTGGGAGCAGTGTCATCGAACCGACTGCGGTAGACGCGGGAGTGCAGGAGGTGCTCGACGCGTTCTGGGAGGACGCGGACAACGAGCTGGCGCTCACCTCGCGCGACGGGCTGGAGCTGCTGCATCTGCTGCTGATGGTGGAGGGTGAGCGGTTCCTCACGCTGCACGTCGCGCCGACGGACGCAGAGGTGCGGCTGGCGGACGTGGACGCGGGGCAGATCACGCGCATCATCACGCACCCGGAGAACCGGCGTCGCCCTGTGTTGTACCGGCGCGAGCATTGGCCGCAGGTTTACAGCCATGCGACCGGGCGCTATGAGCCGGGCACCGAGAAGGTCGTCGAGTACCTCCGAGACTGGCGGCTTGCGCCGGAGGTGGCTGGCGACAAGTGGTACGCGGACGCGGCGCTACAGGAACTCCTTGCACAGGTAGAGGGGCAGACGCGCGACGACGCCTACTGCTATCATGTGCGGCTCGCGGGCCTTGGCCTGCGTCCTGCGCCTGGTGTCTGGCGGGCATTCGAGTGGGCGAAGGCGCACGGCAAGTCTTTGAGTACGATGATGACGCTCGCGACGGCGCTTGCGATGTTCGCGTGGCAGAAGAAGGTCAAGACGACGAGCGCGGACGCGCTGAAGACATTCGCGCAGAACATGGAGAGTCCGCGCGGGCAGAACGCGCAGGGGCCGGGCGCGGTGCAGGTCGGCAACCAGAACGTGGATCTCTCACCGATCAACGTGAGCACTGCCGGGACGCAGGTGCAGGAGGCGACGGCGCGCCAGATGCACCTCCAGCAGATTCGTACATTCGGCTTCGGAGAGCACTGGTATTCCGATGCAACGAAAGGCAACCTCGCGACGGCGGCGGCGATGGAGTTGCCCGCTGTGTGGCGGATCGAGAACCATCAGGCGCTGATGCGGCAGGTGTTGGCGAACGTCTGCGCGTTCGCGGTGGCGGTGGCGCAGGATCGCGGGAACCTCCCGTTGGACGTGGACGCAGCCGTGCGCTTCAGCTTCCCGGATGCGCAGCCGAGTACTTCAGGCGAGACGGCGGTGCTGCTGCAGGCGTTGACGCAGGCGGCGCAGGCGGGTGTCGTCGATCCGCGCGAGGCGAGCCAGTTGGCATATCAGGCGCTCGGGACTGAGGACATCAACGCTGTCATGGAGCGGCAGTACCCCGAAGAGACGAAGGCAGACGGGAGCGCGCCCGCGCAGGTGGTGCCGACGCAGGGACTTGAGGAGCAGCCTGCTACCGAAGCGGCGAACGTGCGCGAGGCGGTGGTGGTGTCACACCCTTTTGGAAGTTGACTGCTGCCCAGAGCCTTGAGCGGCAGTTCGCGTCGGCGATTCAGAAGCGCGTGATCGATCCGTGGCGGCGGCAGGTGCGGCAGTGGCTTGAGGGCCTCGTCGCGCAGGAGTTGCCTGTCTCGCCGGACATGTTCCGGCAGTTGTTGGAGCGCGAGGTGCCGGTGGACCGCGCACTGTACTACGCGGTGATCGACGAGTTCCGCCTGAAGACGGCGAACCTCGCCGGGCAGGCCGCGCTGGACAAGATCGTGGCGACGACGCGGCGGTTCGTGCGAACGGGTGAGGCGGAGGCGCGCGTGGAGGAAGTTGGCAAGCGCACGCTGGCCGAACGGTTGCAGGCAGGCGAGGAGTGGAATGCCGTCGCGACCGGCGGCACGATCTTCAATCTGCGCGACCCGGCACTCCTGCGCGAACTGAAGCAGCGCGGGGCGGGGATCGCCGGGGACCCGACGACGACCATGATGGACGAGCTTCACTCTGTGCTGGAGCGGAAGATGTATCGCGAGGGTCAGGGGCCTGCGGCGGTCGCGGCTGAACTCGACGGTGTGTTCCCAGCGACGTATGGGGGCCGGGCGGAGAACATCGCCCGGACTGAGATGCGCATCGCGCAGGGGATCGTCACGCACGCGACGTACGAGAAGAATGGGGTCGATCAGCGGCAGTGGTTCGCGTTGCTGGATGGAAACACTCGCGAGGAGCACGCGGCGGCGCATGGACAGGTTCGCGGCATGGACAAACCGTTCGAGGTGGGCGGCGAGGCAATGATGCACCCCGGCGATCCGAGCGCGAGCGTGGAGAACATCGCGCGGTGTCGGTGTGACGAACTGCCGGTGATTGATGGTGAGAGTTCGCTGCCTGCGCAGCCGTGGGTAGGCGGGTATCAGCCGCTGACTGCCGAGGCGCGGGCGAACGCAGCGCCGATAGCGTAGAGGGTGAGGGCAAGCGCGATGCGAAGCCGCGACGTGTACCGCTACATCGAGAAGCGCCAGAGGCAACTCTATCTGGACGAGTGGGGCCTGCGTGTGCAGACGGTGCAAGCGGATGTGCTTGATGATGGTACTATCGGGCGGGCGTACGAGGTCGAGCCGAACGGACCGTATGCGAGCATCGATATTGCCTGCAAGCTGCCGGACGATAAAGTCAAGACCTCTTGCACTCACGAGGTCTGCCACGTTCGCCTCTTCGATATGCGCCTCGTCGTTGAACGTGCGTTGCAGCGGCTTGGCGAGGCGGAGGCGCAGGCATTTCGCGACGCGTATGAGCAGGCCGAGGAGCGCGCGGTCGTGGCGTTCACGGAAGTCATTGAGGGCGCAGAGTAGATAGCCGACAGTAGGAGGAGCGATCATGGCAGGCGACCTCAAGGCATATCAGGACCGCGAGCGTGTGAACGAGGCGGCCCCCGGCGGCGTGGCCGCGCTTGGCGACGGCGACTTCAGGGTGGAACTCATCGCCCACGGCGGGACCCGCGACGGTGCGCGGTACTACCGCCAGGAGGCACTCGAAGCCGCTGCAGGCGCAAGTCTGTACGACGGCACGAAGATGTTTGTTAATCATCGCGACGCTGTCGGTGACGCTCGTCGCGGGCACCGTGACGTGCGGGATTGGGCGGCGACGATCAAGCCCGGTTCGGTGCGATTCAGCGGCGGTGTCCTTGAGGGGGTCGCGCACGTTCACGACGCGGTGATGCGCGGGCTGCTGGAGGATGACGTGGCGAAGGCAGAGATCGGCGTCTCGCAGGACGCGACGGTGAAGTACTACCAGCGCGAGATCGACGGCAAGCCCATGCACGTTGTGGAGGGCATCGACCGCGTTCACAGCGTCGATTTCGTGCCGAGCGGGAACGCGTGGGGGCGCGTCGTGGAGGCGTATGAAGAGGCGGACGACGCAGAGGAGGCGCGAAGCGAAATGACACTGGAAAGCCTGTCGCTGGACGTGCTCGAAGTCGAGCGCCCGGATCTCGTGGAGGCGTTGACAGCGCGGGTGCGTGAGGCGGAGACGGTCGTCGGGGCCGATGTGGCGGAGGCGTGGGGCGGACTGTCGAGCGATGACATGACTAAGCTCCTGCACGAGGCTCTGCGCAGTCCTCGCGATGACGGATCGTTGGACAGCGGCCCGTGGATCAGTGAGCTGTACGAGGATGAAGTCATCGTCGAGCAGGGCGGCGAGTACACCAGGTATTCGTTCAGCGTCGTCGATGGCGTTGTCGTGCTGGGGGCGGGCGAGCCGGTCAAACAGGTATGGGTCCGGGCAACCGAGGCCTTGCAGGAGGGCGCATCAATCACAGACAAGGAGGACGAGAACATGAGCACCACTGACGAGACGGTCGTTGAAGCCGCGCCCTCGGCAGACGAGACGGTCGAGGTTGTCGCAGTGGAGGCCCCTGAGACGGCGCAGGAGGTCGCCGCGGACGCGAATGAGGCGGAGGCGCCGAGCGAAGCCGAAATCGTGCCTGACGAGCGCGTAGCCGCACTGGAGGCAGAGAACGCCGAACTGCGCGAGACCATCGCGCGGGGCGACATGACCGAGGCTGTGCGCGAGGCCGTCGCGGGCGTCACTGGACTCACTTCCGCGTCGAAGTCGCGCGTGGTCGAGGCGCTCACCGCCGGGCCGGTGCTGGACGGCGAGGCGCTGACGGCGCGTGTCGACGAGGCGTGCGCAACGGAGAGAACGCACGAGGCCGCAATCGCGAAGGCGCTTGGCGCGAACACCCGCGTGCGCGGTGCAGGACTGTCCGCGATGGTGGCGGAGGCCGCGCCGGACGAGGACGCGAAGGCCCGAAGCGAGCGTGCGCGCGAGTCGTTCGTGGCGCAGGCCCGCGCTGACGGGATGGACGAGAAGACGATCCAGACGCTCGCGAAGGCGCGCTGACGGGATGGACGAGAAGACGTATCCGCGAATGAAATCCTACCCTCAAGGAGGGTTATACCAAGATGGCTACCACATACGTTGTGGACAACGACAAGGCGACTGCCCTGAGCACCGGCGGAGGTGCGCGCTGGGAGTTCGTGACGGACGACGCGGATGTGGCTGCCGCGACGAGCGGCGACCTGGTCGTGTTCGGCGAGCTGGTCGGCTTCGCGCTGAATGACTACGACGACGAGACGGGCAGCATCGTCATCGACGCCACCGGCGGCTACGAAATCGAGGTTGTTGCCGAAGACGGTTCCGGCGACTCGGCTGTCGACGTGGGTGCATGGGTGTACTGGGACGCCGCCGCCGATGAGGTGAACCGCGACGCGACGAACGGCGTGCCCATCGGGCAGGCGCTCGAAGCCGTCACCGCAGGTGAGACAGCCACCATCGGGATCGTCCTGCGCCCGTCGCCGCCCGGATAGCCGCGCGACGTAGCCGACCGCCACACCACAAACTATCCCTCGTGAGAGGTGAAAGACATGCCTGAGAAGGCTGGCAGGATTGAAGAGGCGACGTACGCAGACGGGTTCACGCCGAAGCATTCGGGCGGAACCATTATGATCTCGCGCTACGCGGAGGCCGTTCGCGCCCGCGTGGAGGAAGTCCAGACGCGCAGCGACTTCGACCACATGGCGGACCTGATCGACCGTGGCGTGATGGCTGGCTTCACGAGCGCGGCGGTGCCGACGACGTTCGAGACACTCGGCTATAGGCGCGATACGGCGGACCTCGCCGGCGCGCACGGTGGCTACCGCCGCGACTACACCATCGACTCGGTTCGCGAGATTCCGCAGGTCGCGGAGAAGGATGAGTACAAGCCCATCGACGCGGAGGAGTCGGCGTTTGACTTCCGCACGTACAAGTACGGCTGCCAGTGGGACATCTCCTGGGAGGCGTACCTGCGCGACAACCGCGACCTCGGGCTGCTGATGAAGCACCCGACGACCTGGGGCATGTCCGCGCGCTACACGCAGCAGATGGCATTCACCGAGGCGTACGCCGGCAATCTGACCTACTTCACCGCAGGGCGCGGGAACTATGACGACGGCGCGGACACCTTTCTGGACGCGGACTCGCTGGACGCGGCACTGACCATGTTCCAGGCGATGGAGGACCAGTCCGGCAACCTCGTGCCGTACGCCGGGCGCGTCTTCCTCGTGGTGCCGCCGGTGCTGGAGCGCACGGCCCGGCAGTTGCTGAACGCCACGTTCACGCTCAACGGCGCGGCAGTCGAACTCAGCAACCTCGTGAACAACACCTGTGAACTGGTCGTGGACCCGTTCCTGCCGAGCATCGATACCACGCAGGGCAGTACGGCGTGGTATCTCTTCGCGGACCCGGCGATTCGGCCTGCGGTGCGCTACGGCTACCTGCAGGGCTACGACCAGCCGGAAATCTTCGTGAAGGCCGCCGAGGTTCAGGGGCTCTTCACCGGCGAGGCGGACCCGTTCGCGGGTTCGTTCCTCAGCGACGACATCGAGTTCAAGCTGCGCTTCACGTTCGGCGCGGATACCGTGGACCCCGGGTACAACAGCTATCCGTGGGGCGCGATCATGATGAAGGGCGCGGCGTAGCGCCCACGAGCGGGGCGCTGCTACCCTCATCAGGGCAGCGCCCCGACTTCTGCTTCATGGAGGTGTGCTGTGAGCTTCACGTACGACGTGACAACGGACGTTGGCAAGGTGCGCCTCCTCGCGGCGGACACGGACCGAGAGACGCGCGACTTCGAGGACGAGGAGATCGAGTTCGCGCTGGAGGAGTGCGACGGGGTGCGGCGGGCGGCAGCGATGCTGCTTGTCGCGCTTGCGTCGAACCGGGCGCGGCTGGCGGTGCGCGTCGGGCGCGGTAGCGTGAGCGAGGACTTGACGCAGGTTGCGAAGGAACTGCGCGAACAGGCGAGCGCGCTCATAGCGCAGGCGAGTGATGCAGACGACGTGCCCCTCGAAGCGGTCATCAATCCGCAGTATGAGCGCCTCAGTGCTGCGCGAAACTACGCGCTTGATCGCGAGGGCAAGGTGAGCGAAGCGCCATGAGACAGCACACCCTCGGCAGTGCGTTGGAGTCGCTGCTGGCGTACAGTGGGCAACGGCGCGTGCGCGTGGAGTTCGTGGCGACCGGCGACGTAAACTCGCCTGCGTGGGAGACGACGCTACCGGAGTATCATCTGCACGTTCAGGAGCTATCCGTGCGCGACAGGATCGAGCGCGACGCCGAGTACTCTCCGCGCCAGACGCACACCGGCTTCGGCGAGTACGTGGAGGAGTTGACGCCGGGCGCGCGTCTGATCGAGACACACCGTCGCCGCGAGAGTGGCGACTGGGACCCCGTTGCGGACGCCGACGCGCAGAAGTGGCAGGTGCTCGGGGTGGCTTACCTGAGCGGCACGCTTGAACCGCAGTCACAGGTGGAGTTGCACCTGCACCGAATGTCCCCGACGAGGTGAGTGGCGAATGAAGATCGGCTTGGCGCTCGCGGGTGACGCGCTGAAGCGCATGGAGAAGGCGGCGCGCATCGCGCAGCAGCGCATCGATAAGGCCGTGCGCAAGGCCGCGAACCGCGTCCTGCGGCAGGCGAAGGCCAACGTTCGGCAGGTGCTCAACACCACCGGCAAGTCAACGGGCCGCCTGAGTGGGAGCATCACGACGGCGGACGTGCCCGGCGAACTGCTCTCGCGCGCTATCGGGACAGACGTGATCTACGCGCGCATTCACGAGTATGGCGGTGTTATCACGCCCGTCAACGCGCAGAAGTTGGTGTTCCCCGGCAAGGACGGCGGGCTCGTGTTCGCTGACTCTGTGACGATCCCGGCGCGCCCGTATCTGAGGCCCGCGCTGGACGCCGTTGCGCCGCAGATCGCGCAGGACTTTGAGGCTGAGATCGACTACATCTTCGGCGCGGCAGGAGGAGGCGGCGCATGAGTACGTCCGTCCCTGTGAAGACGATCCTCAATACGTTCCTATCCCGCGCGCGAGCGTGGACGGTGGACCCGCTGGCCTCTTGCGTGTTCCGCAAGGGGCCGCAGTTCGCGCTGAACCTCGGCACCGCAGACTGCGCCTGCATCATTGCCCTGCGCGACCTTGCGGGCGGCGAGCAGAGCGCAGGCAGCGGAAACCACTTCTGGCATACCTGGGCGTTCGCCGTCGTGCTGGCGGTGCCCGATGATGAGACCGACCCGGAAGCCGCCGAGGACATGCGCCTCGACCTGATCGACGAGTTCCTGAGCTTCATGGCGGACATTGACACGCGCACGATGTTCGGCGGCGCGAAGTGGGGCGTCGTGAGTGGGTGCAGTCTGGGCATGGGCAAGGTGTTCGCAGCCGATGACACCATCTATCGCTACGCGGACATGACCGTAGAGTATCGCAGCCTGCGTTCGCGCAGCAACCTGACCGAGGAGTAACGAGGAGTGACCGATCATGGAGCAGGAACCACGAGCAGGGTTGTTTCAGTACGTGCAGTGGGGCGTGGACACGGCGAGCACCGACGCCGGTGGTGTCACGGTCGGCGACCTGAACCTGAACCCCGATCTGCGGCAGAGGTTGGGCATTGGCGGCACCGTGAGTCGTCGCGGTGGCGTGGTAGTGCCGGAGGGGAGCCTGACCTCCTACGTTACCTCGACGAATCAGGAGCTCTTCGCGGCAGGGCTGCGCGCGTCGTATCCGCGTGGTGCCCTCTCGGAGATGGAGTTCGCGGGCGGTATGGATGCGTTCGCGCTGCTCTACCATG